TTGTCGTTGGCCGGCTACTGTGGTGACGTGGGTGGAGGTGGTGTGTGGACGTGGACGGTGGCGTGTTCGGTGTGGGAAAGCGACCGCGCACACCGTGATGTAGTGCACGGGTGGGGTTGGACGACATGGAGGTTTACCAGCTGCCAGGTCATATGCCGCCTTCACTGCCTTTGGTGTGGCAGCCTGCGTTTCTGACGTGCTGTTAGTGGCGCTGCTGAGTTGCACGGTGCCTTTTACCGTCAGTGAAGCTGCAGGCACATCCGTTATCTGGCTCCACGGGTGCGTGTGACTGACAGGTGCCTTACCTGCTGCAAGGTCATATGCCGCCTTCACTGCCTTTGGTGTGGCAGCCTGCGTTTCTGACGTGCTGTTAGTGGCGCTGCTGAGTTGCACGGTGCCTTTTACCGTCAGTGAAGCTGCAGGCACATCCGTTATCTGATTCCACGGGTGCGTGTGACTGACAGGTGCCTTACCTGCTGCAAGGTCATATACAGCCTTCACTGCCTTCGGTGTTGCGGCCAGTATTTCGGATTCACTGTTGGTCGCACTGCTTAACTGAGTAAAACCTTTTGCGGTCAGCGAGGCGTCCGGGTGACGTCGTGACTGTTCGTGCTCTGATATTTTGTCATCCACATACTTGCGGGTTGCCAGTACTACAGCAGGGTCGATTTTCAGGGTGATATTGTCCGTGCTGCTGGTAATCAACACCATACGCACGGTCTGGGTACGCCCGCTGCCTTCAACCAGTTGCGGCTTATAGCTTTCCGGGCAGTTGCCCACGGCAATCAATGCTCCGGACTCATCAAACAGGCCCACTTCACGTATCCACCAACCACCCTCGTTTTCAGGGATCACCTGTTCAGCAATAATCTGGCTGCTGTTCTGCGGGTCGATGTACAGCATATTCAGCGCAGCCCGGCGTTTCTCATTCACCAGCCCAGTCTGCTTTGCGTCCGGCGTTGGCAATGTTCCGCCGCCATCACCGACCGCCATATGGGTAATTTTTAAAGGCACACCGAGCGCGGCGGCGCTGGCAAGTTTCGCCGCGCCAATATCCGTCAGCAGGGTATAAAATTTTGTGCTCATGGATTCACTCTCATTGTGTCAATAACATGGACCGCCCCGCCTTCATGCGCGGTGCCACCGGAAATAATCGTTTCGTTGATATACGGATAGATCGTGATTTCTTCGCCAAGATAGCTGGCGACTCCCACCCAATGCGGGCCGCTGGTCTGCAGGTTAATGGACATGCCGATCATGTGACGGCTACATGGTTTGGCATCGCTTATCAGTCGCTCAAGTTCCAGATAGGTATCTTCAGTAATGCCCTGGTCCTGCACGCCGATATCCAGGCGAAACGTGCCCGGTGTTTCTCCGGTCTGCCACCACTCAATAATGCGGATCAGGAAGCCGAACGGTTCCACTACCCGCCGCACGGCACTGGTGGTTCCTTTATGCTGATGAATATAAAAAGCATCCTTCACCACCTGACGTTTGACGCTTTCAGTCCAGCCCTCATCCCAGCGATCCACAGAGAACGCCCAGGCGAGATAAGGCAGGAAGCTGACCGGACAGGTCGCCGGATTCCACAAGTCACGCAGCGGCACCTGCAGATCAGAAATCCCGCTGCAGGTTTGCGCCAGTCGGCGCTCCAGTGGTGTTGAACCCGGAGGCAGCAGACTATTCATCCGTTCCTCCGTTAGTTACGTTCCACTGCGTACAAGATGCCGCCTGTGTTTTGTTCAGGACCACATCCGCCAGAGGAGAAGCCAGCTCCACACGCTGCACACCCTCAACATGCAGGGCGGCAAAGATGGCGCTACGGCGAATATCCCGACCAAGACGCGTCTGACTGGCGATGTACTTCTGCAGGCTGGCTTTTGCCGCTGCCATTACCGGCTCTGCTTCCGGCCCCGGGTAGAGAAAAATGGTGGCTTCCACGCGGTACGGGATGATTTCTGCGCTGCGAACCGTAAGACGGTCAGCCACCGGGCGGACGTTCTCACTGTTCAGAGCTTTTTCCACCACGTCCAGCAGGTCTTTTTCTGCAGTTCCATCGCCTTCGCGGCTAAGGACAGTCAGCACCACCTCTGCAGGTGCCGGGCTGGTTGCACTGGCATCCGCCACCCGACCGTCGGCGCTTCGGGCATGAAATTCATAAGCTGCAGTTGGCCCCGCAACTGAAAGCCCTTCAAAGGCTGCAGGCACACGCAGGCGTAACGCTTCATCACTTTCCATCACAGCCGCAACAGGCGGTACAGCGTCATCATCAGCAGGTGTCACCGTCAGGCGTTTCACGTTGTAGTTGGCAGCAATTTGGTCAAGGTCTCCGCCCATCGCGTAAGCCACCATCACAGCCTGCGCGGCTTCGTTAATGCGCTGGCGCAGAAGCAACTCACGGTAAGCGTTCTCCTGCAGCAATTTGGTGACGGGTTCAGATTCCAGTTCCAGCGTGCGGATCACTGCTTCCTGCTCATCTTTCGGATGAAGCGCAACAAATTCGGCCTTGCGTTCGGCAAGCAGCGTCTCAAAGTCCGGCACATCCACAATCTGCGGCGCAGGCAACTGCGAAAGGTCAATCACTGCCATTCTCTGCTCCTGTTGATACGGAAAGGGAAACAGGCACACCGTTATTACGCCGTCCGCTCAGCGCCACCACCATTGAACCGTCAAAATTGCTGTTGATGGTGATGGAATCCAGCGTCATCCGTGGCTCCCAGCGACTCAGAGCCACATACACTGCCGACATGACCTGCAGGCGTAATGCCGGATTTTGTGGCTGGTCTATTAGCGACGACAGCAGGGAACCATATTCACGACGAGCAATGCGGCTACCCTGCGGCGTCAGCAGAATGTCCCGCACCGACTGGCGCAGATGGTCAATATCAGTAATGACTTTGCCGTTGGTATTGTTCATCCCGCTATAAAGCGTCATACCGGGCCTCCGGTTGTATCGCCGCCTTTCAGGACGCCAGTATGCTGATGCGCATCAACCACGATCCCGTTAGAACTCATCGCTCCGCCGCCCTGGGTAACGCCACCATTGATCACCACTTCGCTGTCAATGCGCGTGCGGTCAGCCTCCAGTACAAACTCACTGGTTTTCATGGTGATGTTGTCAGCGGCCTCAATGACCATTGATTTGATGCCCCTGACATACCAGCGCCCGGTGGCGGGTTCGTATTCAAACCAGCCACCGTCAGGATGTTCTGTCACGCAGGCGTCCGCCGACGTCGACGGTGGTGCGAACTGATTCGAATAGATGGCGGGTAACGCAAAGGCGGTTTCCAGATTGCCGCCCAGACTCAGCAGCACCACCTGCTCACCTTCCGATGGTCGCCACCATGTCCGGGCATTCCCGGCACGCAGGGTCAGCCAGCTGATCCAGTTGGTTTCTAAGTCGCCTGTTTTCACCCGGCAAAGCCAGTTTTCCCGGTCCACTTCGGTGACTACCCCAGTGCGGATCAGGTTGGTGATAAGGCGCATGATTTCGGTTAATTGTCCGTTCATAGGGAAAGGTTGCCATCAGGGGAAGAAAGGCGGCAGTGCTGCAACTTGTATCAGTGCTGATACAAAAATCACCCCGCCAACCATTGCAGAATCATGTCGCGGGTCATTGCCTCAACATCATCATTTACGCCCAGAAGGCGACGCTCTGCGTAACGGACCTCCGGTCCTTTGCGGCTGACGCGATCACGCAGGCCATAATGGTGGACGCGGGCAATGCGCTGCACCTTACCTTCAAACTGCACGCTGGCAGAGTCCTCGCTGGCGGCGGTTTTCAGGTATTTTGTGGTGCGAAGTTTTGTAAACATCTGCCGTTTGATACGGCCTTTTTTACTGCGTGCTGTTACTCGCCTCGGTTCATAGCTGCTGCCATCAGGATTGCGTTGCATCCTGATGTTCTGCTGCTGTGTCCGGCGCAGTTCCTGCGCCAGCTGGCGCATCATGCGGCTTCTGGCGGCTGGTTCCAGATTCGCCAGCAAGGCACTCAGCCAGTCGTCTACTTTCTGCAGTTCAGCCACGTTTCACCGTCCACATTTCTTCAGGTTCATCAGGTTCCGCTATAGCTTCAACGCTCGACACACTACCGTCAGTGCTGACCAGCACACGCTCCGTCAGTTGCAGGTTCAGGCTGATATCACAGACATCGTTGCGCAGAATATCCACCTCAAAGGTGAATAGTTTTTCCCGTAACGCCGGGTTATTGATGGCATCGGGCTGGTTATCCCTCAGCCACAGCAAAACCGGGGCCATCAGCAGATTCTGGTCGCCGCTGAAATCCTCAATCACCGCGTTCAGGGTGTAACGGTACTCCCACGACATGGAGTTGGCCCCCGTGGCAACCAGCGAACCGTTATCCACAAACAGATGCAGTTTGTCCGGGTTATTGCGGACATAAGGCACCGCTTTATTGAGGGCGTGGCGCAGGGATTGTGGTTTGTTCACTGTTTCGCTCCTGACACGCAATAATCATGTCCACTTTGTCTGCACAGACCGCCCAGGCGGCCTCCGTTTCATCCAGCAACGCGTTCAGATCACCGTTAGTGCGCGGCGCTGCCTGATCCAGCCAACACGGCGTCACTCGCGGACAACCACTGACGGTAAGCTGCACCTCCGGTGAGCGTCGGACGTTCCCGCAGCCGGATAATGTCAGCAGGCAAAGGAGTATCAGCCCAGCGGCGTAAATCCTCGTTCTCACGTTTCAGTTCCTCGATCCGGTGTTGTCGTTGTCTCAGCAGCGCGCTGGTCTGTTCTGCTTCGGCATAGAGCCGCGCCTGCTCCCGGTTATTGGTTTCAGTCAGAATGGACAGGCTGATAAGCTGGCTGTTGCTCTTTGCCAGTGCCTGGCTTTTGCTCTGCAGCTCGTCTGCCTGCGTGCTAATGGTCTGGCTGGCATCAGCCAGCCGCCACGTCTGCCAGCCCAGCGCCGCCAGTAATAACGCCAGCACAACCAGCAGCAACCGGTTCATGCTGCTACCTGTTGCGCCATCTGATTACGGGTGATCCAGAAGGCAATAACGGTCAGTAGATAAAAGACCAGGGTAATAGCCCACCCCGTCCAGGCGAGACTTACAACAATCAGCAATCGCATCACCCAACTGATAAATACGTTTTCTTTTCGGGTAATTGTCTTCAGTAAAGATGCCCTTAACTCCTGCCAGAGCGGGCCATTCTTAATTAACGCAGCCAGTGCTACCGGAATTACCGCCCATGTCAGCAAACAGGCTACCCAAACGCCGGACGCTGCCAGTACCGGAAAAATCCCCTGCGGATACACCATTGCTGCGATTAACAGCGCCATCCATAACATCAGAAACAGTCCGCTGATTAATTTCTTTTTCATTTCAGTTTGCTCCCTGTAAACACCAGGCCATCTCCCGCGCACGGCGGTTATCCAGCCCCTGATTAAACACACCTTTTACATAAACCCAGCGCGGCAACTGTCGGCACGCATCCGCCCAGCGCCGCTGATTGAGCAATTTCACCAGCGTGGAGCTGCAGGCATTGCCCGTCCCCACGTTGAAGGCAAACGACACCGTAGCGTCATACACCTTCTGTGGTGGCTGTTGCTTCACACACCTTTCCAGTGCCCGCTCCACACGCAGCACGTTGGAGATCAGCCCTTCTGCTGCCTGTCGTTCCGTGATTGTTTTGCCGGGAATAACGCCCGATGTATTACCAATGCCGTCGGTCCAGACACCCGCGCTGCACTGATACGGCTGCAGACGACAGCCTTCGTAATCGGCAATCAGTTTCAGCCCCTCCACGGAGGTGTGAAGCTGCTGAAAACCCGGCAGCGTGGCAGTAATAGCCAGCACGGCCCCGACAAGGCAGCGTTTAACGATTGATGGATTCATAGTCCTCCCGCGAGATCTGCCCGTCGCGCAGAAGCTGGTAGGCTTTGTGTTTGTAGTACCAGTTGATAGCCAGCATCAGCACACCAATCATCAGGCCGCCCAGCGTTGAGGCATCCTTGATGGACAAATCGCCCAGCCAGGCCAGCACGACGGCGATGCAATACGTGATAAAGGCGCTGATTCGCTCAAGCGTCATAATTCAGTCCCATAGCTGGACGGTCTGCACGGTGGTGGTGGTCGGAATGTCCGGCAGCTCCACCTGCAGCCCGTGAGGTAAAAAGGGGCCGTATTCGGCAAGCCCCGGATTTGCCTTCAGTACCTGCTCCGTGACACCCTGCGTGCGCCCGTAATGACGCCAGCAAAGCGCGTCCACCGTGTCATACTGATGCGCACGCACTTTCATCAGATAAGCTCCACTGTGCAGTGCGGCGCATCCTGCACCCGGCTGATGGCCCAGCGGGCGTCACGCCACAAATCACCGCTTGCTTCCGCCAGTTCCTCGCCCCGCTTCACACCGGACGCCGTGGCGTCATAGTCCTGGTAACGTTCGTTGAGCATGGCGCGTGCCCAGCAGTAAACCGCGTTAAAATAGTGCTGAATGCGCTCACTTTTGCCGTCCAGCTGTTCCGCCGGAACCTCTGCCAGCGAGGCATACCCCAGCATCTGCTGGCGTCTGCGAAACTCATACAGCTCTGCGTTGACCTCCGAAATTGCCGACAGCGCAACCTGCTTTAAACGCGGCTGCGTCACCGTGCCGTCAGTGCGCATCACGCTGCGAAACTCCGACAGGTCCACATCAGGCCAGAACGGCGTATTCCTGATAATTTCCGCCTGTTCCGGTGCCTGTTCTGGCGCAACAAACTTCATGCTGCTTTCTCCTGAAATAGAGGGCGGTGGACGGGGTTTTGATGTGGCAGTGCCTTTCGCCACCCCGTGCCGCCCGTGCGCGGGGGCACGTTCTGTCAGCGGCTGTCATTGCGCAGTCTGCGCTCCAGCTGCTGTTTGTCTTTTTTCACGCCACAGCGAGGATCGAGCTGTAACGCATGGTTGAGATGATTAAGGGCGGAAGCCGGGTTGCTTTCACTCAGGACAGCGCCAACCGCTTTATGCAGACGCGCCCGTGACTGGTCCGGCATATCCAGACCGTCTGTCAGCTCCAGCGTCTGCAGCAACAGATCGGCATCAAAGCCGGTGGCGGCAAGCATTGCGCTCTGCGCCGCGTCTGCCATTTCCTCTGCCAGCACGGTCTGCACGTTGCGGTTACCCAGCGGCATCACCCAGCCATGACGCAGGGCATGACGCCCGATCTCCAGCGCCCCGGCATAATCTCCGGCATCAATGCGCCACAGCATCACGTACATCAGCACGTCATCCTGTTGAGCGCCTCCGGCAGCCAGAACGCCCTCCGCCCAGGCGGCATATTTCGGCAGCAGCTCCACCTTGATTTCCGCTTTTTTGACCGTGGACTGAACGCCCTTGAGACGGCGGCGGTCTTCCGCCAGTTGCAGCAGCATCAGGTCATAGCCCGACGCGTGGCGAACACTGCCACCCTCGCGAGCGGCCTGTTCAGCCTGAACGCGCAGGCGATGCTGCCGTGCGGGACTCAGGCTCATGAATTACGCTCCGGTTTCTGCTGCGGCGGCGCTGAAGTCACCAATCTGGATGTTTTCCACCAGTGCAGCGCAGCGATAGTCCTCAACCACATAGGCTTCGTTAACGGATTCAAAATTTTCAATCCGGTCACGTTTCGGGTTGTCGATAACTGAACGGCGGCGGGTATCTTCCTGCCAGTAGATGGACAGGTTATCCAGACGGGTGATCAGCAGCGCATTCGGCGGGAAGAACGGCGCACGCACCGCCTGCAGGCCACCCATGCGTTTCTGACTGATGATCATATCGGCAGCCAGTTTTTCACTGTTTTCCTGCTCTTTGTTGACCAGCGGGAAATACTTGTCAGACAGCAGTTCACGCCCGCAAATCACCACCAGATCGTCATCGTCCTGGTAGACAACGTCGATAAGCTCATTGACGGCATCCATCACCACGGCGTCCAGGTTGGCATATTCGCCACCTTTACCGACTTTCACCGCACCCGGTGTGGTTTCACCGCCCGTGGTGCTGCTGCCCATGACGTGATCCGGTGCATCCTCACGGATTTTCTGTAACCAGCCTTTGTTCACATCCTGCAGCAGCGGGTTTTCGCTACGGTTGGAGGTTTTCGCACGCTTCACGCCGTTAAAGCCGATCATGATGCGGTCCAGTGCCTGACGTTTCACGATGGCGTCACGGATACGCACCTGGAAATCCTGAAACTTCGCCCACAGGTCCAGCTTCGCGTAGGTCAGTACCGTGTCAAAGTTGGTCTGCTCGCATTTGTATTCCACATCGACCATCAGCGTAGGATCGACAGGTTCACGCTCTTTCGCGGTGGTGTCAGTGGTTCCGGCAATGGTGCTACCAACACCCAACCCCAGCAGCTGACCGGACTGCTCAGTCACTGGCGTGACGTTAATCAGCGTCAGGAAAGCGGCGGACTGCTGGATCTGGTCTTCCAGCGTCTGCTGTACAGACGGCTCCACGGTGAACTTGCTGGACAGTTCTTCAACTGCCACACCGTTCAGACGCGCCAGCTGCCGCAGGTAAGCGTTAAAAGCAAAGCGGGTATTCTTCTTCATCAGGTTTTGTGCTCCATCAGCAATTGGTCAGAGTGTCAGCGGGGGCGTTACCGCCTGTTGCACGCTGGCGGTAGTCCTGGCGGCTGTCTTCATGACTCAGCTTATTCACCAGTTCGTTAAAGACGGTTTGCTGCTCCTGCAGAGCAGTCTCCAGTTCAGACAGGCGTTCTTCCTGCTCAGACAGGGATTTTTCGGTGCGTGCGCTCAGGTTCTGCTGCTCAGTGGCGACCAGCTCCACGGCCTTATGCACATCAGAGAACCGGGCGTCATCGGACTGCTCTTTTTTGGTAAACAACGCCGTGACACGGGCAAACAGGGACGGTTTGTCATCCTGGATTTCTTCCAGTTCGATCACCGTTTCCTCTGCAGCGGTAAAGAGATTGGCGGGATTCTGCTTGCGGTTTGCCAGCGGGTTATGAGCTGCACTGGCGCTGAATGTCAGCATTTCAGTGCCCAGACTGGCAGGGTCATCAGTGGCAGCCAGGCCAACCAGGTAGGCTTTGCCCGTATCAGCGAACTTCGGGCTGACTTCCATAGAGGTGAATAATTTCTGGCCTTTTTTCACCAGCTCCACCAGGGACTCCGTTGGCTCAACGTCGGCATACAGCGCCATCTTGCCTGCCAGTGGACCTTCCGTGATTTCTTCAGCAAACAGCGCCGTCACCTTGCCGTAGCGGTTAAAGGTGCTGTCCGGCAGATAAGACTTGATGTGCTCAAGGTTAATCAGCGCGGTATACACCGCCGGGTTGTAGCTGGCTGCCATCTGTTCCAGCCATTCACGCTGGATTTCGCGTCCATCGGTGGTGGCACCTTCCACCCCGATGCGAAAACGCTTTGCTTTCACTGTCATGAGCCGTGCTCCGTTAGAAAAAACTTACTGGAGCCTTATGGTTGCGGTGATGGGGGCAGTGAAACAATGCGCGGTATTTGTACCGACAACCACACAAACCGCAGGCGGGGAAAGCCTTCATTCAAGGCTGTAGGTTTGTGCCATGAACACCACACTGACACCCGCAGATCTCGATCCCCGTCGGCAGGCCATGCTGCTGTACTTTCAGGGATACCGCGTCGCCCGCATTGCTGAAATGCTGGGCGAGAAAGTTGCAACCGTTCACAGCTGGAAAAAACGCGACAAGTGGGGTGACTATGGGCCGCTGGATCAGATGCAGCTCACCACCGCCGCACGCTACTGCCAGCTCATTATGAAGGAGCACAAAGAAGGGAAAGATTTCAAAGAGATTGACCTGCTGGCGCGCCAGTCTGAGCGCCACGCGCGGATCGGCAAGTTTAACAATGGCGGCAACGAAGCTGACTTAAACCCTAACGTCGCCAACCGCAACAAAGGCCCGCGCCGTCAGCCGGAAAAGAATGTCTTCACCGATGAACAGATTGAGAAGCTGGAAAAAATCTTCCATTCCTCCATGTTCAACTACCAGCGCCACTGGTGGGAAGCCGGAAAAACCAACCGCATCCGCAACCTGCTGAAGTCACGCCAGATCGGCGCGACCTTTTACTTTGCCCGTGAAGCCCTGATTGACGCCCTGCTGACCGGGCGTAACCAGATTTTCCTTTCTGCCAGCAAGGCTCAGGCCCACGTCTTTAAACAGTACATCATCGACTTTGCCAAAGAAGTGGAGGTGGAGCTGAAAGGCGATCCGATGGTGCTTCCTAACGGGGCCACGCTTTACTTCCTCGGCACCAATGCCCGCACGGCCCAGAGTTACCACGGCAACCTGTATCTGGATGAATATTTCTGGATACCGAAATTCCAGGAGCTGCGCAAAGTGGCTTCCGGTATGGCTATTCACAAAAAATGGCGACAAACCTATTTTTCCACGCCATCCAGTCTGACACACAGTGCTTATCCGTTCTGGTCCGGTGCGCTGTTCAACCGTGGGCGCAACAAAGCCGACAAGGTGGACATCGACCTGTCCCACAGCAATCTGGCCCCCGGCCTGCTGTGCGCAGACGGGCAATACCGCCAGATAGTCACCGTAGAAGATGCGGTGCGCGGCGGCTGTAACCTGTTCGACCTCGACCAGCTACGCATGGAGTACAGCCCGGACGAATACCAGAACCTGCTGATGTGCGAGTTTGTGGACGATCTCGCGTCCGTGTTTCCGCTCAGCGAGCTGCAGGCGTGCATGGTGGACAGTTGGGAAGTCTGGACCGACTTTCATGCACTGGCGCTGCGCCCGTTTGGCTGGCGCGAAGTGTGGATCGGTTATGACCCGGCAAAAGGTACGCAAAACGGCGACAGCGCTGGATGCGTGGTGGTGGCACCGCCAGCCGTGCCGGGTGGTAAGTTCCGCATTCTTGAGCGTCACCAGTGGCGCGGGATGGACTTCCGCGCCCAGGCTGACGCCATCAAAAAACTTACCGAGCAGTACAACGTGACTTATATCGGTATCGACTCAACCGGCGTTGGTCACGGGGTTTACGAGAACGTGAAAGCGTTCTTTCCTGCCGTCCGGGAGTTTGTCTACAACCCCAACGTTAAAAACGCCCTGGTACTCAAGGCCTACGACATTATCAGCCACCGCCGTCTGGAGTTTGACGCCGGGCACACCGACATTGCGCAGTCATTCATGGCAATCCGTCGCGCAACCACCGCCAGTGGCAACCGCCCAACCTATGAAGCCAGCCGCAGCGAAGAAGCCAGCCACGCCGATCTGGCCTGGGCAACAATGCACGCACTGTTTAACGAACCACTGCAGGGCGAGTCCGCCAATACCAGTAATATTGTGGAGATTTTTTGATGGGAAAGAGTAAGAAGAACCGCGCTGCGTCGACGAACCAGATCCAGCATAAAAGTCAGACTACAGCCGAAGCATTCAGCTTCGGTGATCCCGTTCCTGTTCTGGACCGCCGCGAACTACTGGACTATGTGGAATGCGTACAGACAGATCGCTGGTATGAGCCGCCAGTAAGCTTTGACGGACTGGCGCGCACCTTCCGCGCCGCCGTGCATCACAGTTCACCAATTGCGGTGAAATGCAACATTCTGACCAGTACCTACATCCCCCACCCGCTGCTCAGCCAGCAGGCTTTTTCACGTTTTGTGCAGGACTATCTGGTATTTGGTAACGCCTACCTGGAGAAACGCACGAACCGCTTCGGTGAAGTTATCGCCCTTGAGCCTGCTCTGGCAAAATACACCCGACGCGGGTTAGACCTGGATACCTACTGGTTTGTGCAATACGGTATGACAACCCAGCCGTATCAGTTCACGAAAGGCAGCATTTTTCATCTGATAGAACCGGATATCAACCAGGAGATCTACGGCCTGCCCGGTTATCTTTCTGCCATTCCGTCAGCCCTGCTCAACGAGTCCGCCACGCTGTTCCGCCGCAAGTATTACATTAACGGCAGTCATGCAGGCTTCATCATGTACATGACCGATGCCGCGCAGAACCAGGAGGACGTGAACAACCTCCGCAACGCAATGAAAAGCGCCAAAGGCCCGGGCAACTTCCGCAACCTGTTTATGTACTCGCCTAACGGCAAAAAAGACGGGCTTCAGATCATCCCGTTGTCAGAAGTCGCGGCGAAAGATGAATTTCTGAACATCAAGAACGTCAGCCGCGATGACATGATGGCGGCGCATCGTGTTCCGCCACAGATGATGGGGATTATGCCGAATAATGTCGGGGGGTTTGGGGATGTGGAGAAGGCCAGCCGCGTTTTTGTTCGAAATGAACTGATCCCTCTACAGAAGCGTTTTGAGGAACTGAATAGCTGGGCCAATGAACAAGTAATTCGTTTTGATTCTTATGCATTTGAACCCAACATAACTTAATGATTTTTTTTTGAACAAACAAAACCCGCGTTGGCGAATCGCGGGTCATTTGTCTATAAATCTTCTTGTGTAGGAAGTGTCGAGATATCACCTCCATAATTTATTTCAATCTCTGGAAATCGTTCTCGCCACTGTTCAAAAGTTTTTGGAATAGTTTTTTTCCATTTATGTACATTTGTGAAATAACGAATTTCACCATCATTGAGATAAATAGCCCATATCTCGCCCTCTCTACCAAACATCACCATACCTTCCGCAATGGTATAAAGTCCTCTAACTCCTCCCTGATAAGCCTTTGCGACAAAAGTATCAAGATTATCGCGCTCACCTATTTGCTCCATCACTTTTTTCAGTTCAAAGTAATATTGCCCCATAACGTTGTATAATCTCTGAAGTTCCATTTCATTTGCAAAACCAAATAAAAACAAATGATCCTCTGCACAACGAAACTCACCATCAAAAAAGGCCCCCATACCTCGCCAGTATTGACAACTAACGGTCTCACTTATCCTAATATATCGTTTACCATCAAATATGCTGCGCCTAAAACTCAACTCGCCAAATTCATTACTTCCAGGTATTTTTATTCTAGCGTAAGCTGAATCTCTAGCTACAAAAACCGCCTCTCCTGTAATACTCCCAGAATGTGATCCATTCATAACTACTAAATCAAAAAGAAAACCATTTGACGATGTTTCACGAATAAATAATTTGCCAAAATTACTTCTGCGATTGTCCTTGTACCACTCCCCCCACCATATTGGTGCATTTAAACCTGAAGAAATAGCTCCTTGGCTTGAATCACTCAAGGACTCCCTTAATGCAGTTTCAAGTCGCCCTTGCAGTAAGCTTCTTACCTCAGGTTTTGAATCACTATCAGGGTCCATAGTATATGCAATTACCCTCCGTCCTCTTAAGTCAAAAGGAAGTTCTTCTGGAGAACCATAAAATGTATTCTGGACCATGATTACTCTATCCCAGCCTAGCTGGGATACTGCATATCCTAATTCAATCAAAACATTTGGATTAGGTGTCTTCTTATCCTCAGACCTTCCATTTATGATAGAAACATCGGCAACAAAAACATCTGAAAGTGATATTTTATTAAAAATGCTTTCGCTAATTGATGGTGAGCCATTTAAACCATTAGTATCACGATCCAAGACTGGCTCCAATGTTTCTGTTTCATCCTTTTTTATTGCTTTTAGAGATCTAACCAAAGCATCTTGAATTAAATTTCTATTACATTTTCCATTTAAATCAGATTGCCAAGAGTAAAAAACTATTCTTTGCATTTGCCATTCTCCTCATCCTTTTATTGCCAGATTATCTAAAAACATAGTCGAAGTGAATTCTTATCGAACCGTATTGCGCGCACTCGTATCCCCGCCACGCCTGCCCGCTTTATGTAGTGGTTTTCATGCAGATGCATGCTCTACGCAAAAGCCCGCCAGTTCTGGCGGGCTTTTGCAAAAACGATCCTCAAACGATCATGCGATTTCATGCAGCATAGTCATGCAAAGTAGAAACTGCTATTTAACGTCCGGCGTTTGCGCTGTGGGGGATACTTTTCCATCTAGCGTATTTACAATTGAGAGGGGGTAAATTCCCATTTCAATTCCACAGATCACGTCGTAACGAGCCTGCGCTTTCTCTCGCATTTCTGGAGAAACAGGGGACGATGGTGCATTTAAAACTGCTTCGGCTTGCTTCTTCAGAGCCTTCAACCGCCTTTTCAGTTTGATTTCTTGCGGATCAACAGCATAAATCGTCCATGCAAAAGTAAAAACTTCGCTTAAAAGAATTGACACCATCGGTATTGAAGCAATGTAAAGGTCTTTCCATGTTGGATCTGTAATGAAGCTAGCCAGCTTTATTAGGAAAAGGCCTACACCGCCGCCACCTGTAACACCGACTGCTTTACCGCTTGTTTTCTTTTGTTCAGGCATGAGAGGCTGACTCCTTCCTCTCACGCTTATTTTTCTCTGCTATATCATCGATGAGCTTTATTAACTCATCATCATTGTTTATATAAATATTTGTTTTATAGACATTTTTGTTTGCATCAGTATAAGTGATAGAAACTTTTGTTTCGACAATAACTCGATCGAGCAGGCTACGTATAGCCACTCTAGCACCTATAAATATAGCTGGAGCTGCAACAAGCAGCCCCAACCATCCTAACACACTAATATCTATAGACATTTTTAATCCGCATCAGGTTTTATTTTTCTATCTTTGGCGGCAAAGTGTCGACCCACTTTGATGATCGATAACTTTTCGTCTACCTGGCCACCGGAATCTTTCACAATTTTCTTCATCTTCACAGCAAACAATTCGCCAAAAATTTTGGGGGCGTCTGGTCCAGTAACAAGCTTGATGAACTCATTATCTTCCATTCTGACATTGCGCTTTTCACCGCCAAACTCAACACGCCAGCCACTTTTTTTGTCAGTATGCGCCGAAACGAATGTCACGGTTGTTTCAAATTCGTCAACTTCTTCTTTGGTTTCAAAGAGAACTTTTGGCGACTTAAACTCTTCTGCCTCATCTTTATGAATTTTGAGGATTTCTTTCTTAGAGGTGCGCGATTTTTTTACCACAAAATTGTCGATACCATCTTGTAACAGAGGCTGTCTGACAAACGCGTCAACAGCCTTACGAATCTCTGGGGCATTAACGATTTTTTCGACATCTTCAGAGCAAACAATCTCTTCACCATCGACTTTCAGCTTAACTTTGTCACTACCGTTAGCTTTCTCGACTATGTCGATCTTACGCCCGTTAAGCTTCTTGAGAACCTCTAAAACTGTAGCACCGCCAACGGCTAAAGGAATGGCTGACAAACCTAAAATTTGTACAACATCTTTAGCATTAGCTAGATGTTGTACAACCTCAATATCAAACCCAAAGGAACCGGCTATCAATTCAGCGTCAACGTTAACTTCAATGTCTCGCCCTCCGTTTACAATCTCATTTGCAGAGTAGATAGCCTCACCTAGCCCCTGCAAACTTTTCGCAAACGAAAGAATATCCATCTTATGATCGTCGAGAGCTTTGCCTTGATACACAATACTTACTGATTGAGTCTTATCCGCCATTGAGTTCAGATCCGTTGCCAATAAAATGCGCGCGATTTTACGCCCATCACTATGTTTAATCTATCTATTAATCATTTATCCCTCTAGCTGTCTACTATCGGACTCAAAAAACATGACTCATTACAAACGAAACCTATCAATGCAGCCAGCAGTCGTCTTCCCACACCTTCTGCATAATTTTCAGCACTTGTTTTCTTTCTTCGTCCAGTTGCAGTCCGGTCAGTTCCACACCGTTAGAGCTACCTTTGCGGATACGAATTACCGTTTTGGGATACAGGGGGCGCAGATTGCGGTAAAGCTCGGATTCAAGGGCATCTAGGGTAGACTGGCTAATCTTCTGCTCTTTATCGATCATTATTTCAATGCGCATAAAAGTCACCTCAGCTGATGACATCCATTGAGCGGTTGTATTCGTGAGTTCTGATTTTTGCCATGAGTTCATCTGTCAGTTCAGAAACCCACTGCAAAGCCAGCCCCTTCTCTTCATCACTACACTCACTAGCCGCTACAAGTTTAAGAAAAAAATCAATGCGCTGGAGCTTCAAAGACTCCAAAAAATAGTCCTGCATCTTTCCTCCTATGACACCACAAGCAATACTGTATGCATAACCACTGTTTATATTTACAGTATATAATAATCTTACTGATGTAAAACGTTTTTTTACGTTCATCAGCCTGATATGCCTGGTATTATTAAGAGCACGAATTGTTAACCCGCGTAATTAATACAGGTTTCGCCACTTATCATCTTCCTGCAAACGCTGGTTCCGATAGAAGATACGCAGGCCTGCTCCTGACGGAATACTGCCGCCGCGAAGGAGTAAATCGACCTCTTTCTCGCTGCCATCAAATCCTCTGGACTTCAGTTCATAGACGAGCTGCTGTCGCTGATGGTCTGTAATTCGCTGTTTGTAGTCTTTACGCCGTTTCGGTTTCACCAGGCGTAACCTTGCAGCCAGTTCCCGGCGCTCTTTTTTGCTCATACTGTGCAGGTAATCGTGCAACTCCTTGTCATCCATGCGGGTGATATCCGTTCTGGTATCCCCATCAGCTGATTTGTCTTTCCCTTGTTGTTTCAAATTTTCAGCAAGGGGACAGTTATTGCCACGAGTCCAAGGGGCGCAAGCGCCCTGGTCGGCTGCCGCCTCCTGAACATCAACGGCCTTACGAACCATTTTCCACTTCACGGCATGAGTGCAGATCTTGCCCTCTGCAATAGGTGACCAGATGCCATAAATACGAATGCCGTGATCGCCATAGGCGGTCGGCTCTTCGTTGATTTCATAAGCGGTTCTGATGAGGTGATATTTGCGGGGAACCAGTACGCCGCCCTGCTTCATGATGTAGGTGGCAAAACAACCAGCATCAGCAGCAGCCAGGATGGCATCAAGGCGCGGGTTATCCAGTACCGGCGCACCTGCTTTTTTGTCCCCCTGTTGCCTTGCCGCCTGACCAGCCAGCAATCGCAGTTCACGGTAAGCCTGACGCCCCGGAATGCCAAAGAAGCGGAATTGCTGAACACGATGCAGAGACGCCCAGGCATTAACGTATTCAGCATTATCACGCAGGGATTTCCCCGTTTCCTTGCTGATCTCGCCAGCCAGACCACGCCCGTCAATGTTCTTACTGATGTATTTCGCGATGTAGCTTGTTGGCGTACCTTTGCGCGGGTTAATCAACTCAGACTTAAAGCGCGGCCCAGTGTTATTGCCCAGTTCCTCGCGGTCTTCACGGATGGCAAACTTACGCAGTAATGCAGTGATGGCGCGGCGGTCTTTTTTGCGCATAAAACACAACAGGTGCCAGTGAACTGTACCGTCATGATGCGGCTCAGCCACCCGCACGCCATACCACCGCAATCCGGCTTTGTGCATCGCCTTACGAAATGCAGCAAACATGCCGACCAGATAATCACTGCTTTGTCTTACCGTCGCATTTGTCCAAGTTGGGTTGGGCCTGCCATTATTTAGCGTGGAATGGAAACGTGACGGACAGGTGATGGTGTAGAAAACGGCGCAGTCACCGCGCATTTCCGCGATAAGCTCCAGGCCTTTAACACAGGCCATCATCTCATTGCGGCGATGCGCAGGGTTGCTGCTGCTGGCGTTTACCACGTCTTCCATATCCAGCGTGTCGCCGTCTTCGTTCACCAGTTCATGAGAACGAAAAAACTCCAGCGACTTACGGCGCTGCTCACGTTTATGCATCACGGCTTCATAGCTGACATAGGGAGATGCTTTTTTGCTGACCAGGCAGACAGCACGCAACTGCTCTTCCCGCCATTCGCAACGCATCTTCCATAATTTCCGGTACCACCAGTCAGCGCACAACATACGCGCCAGCGAACCCGGAATGAGTTCATAGGGCACGGGTTTACGGCGGTTTCTTTTCCGGCGGAGTTGCTCAAACGCAGGCGGGATGACATCCAGACGCAGGGTTTCCGCTGCCACCTTTTCCCATGTCTTGCGGATTTCTTCTGGCTTAACGTCATCGGTGACATACAAATCGCCACAAGCTGCATCAAGGCACATGCTCATATGCGCAGCTACCAGGGTGGACAGGCGTTTCACCTGATCCTGACTCATTTCAGGCAGGATCAGCAGGCCGTCCAGCCCTTCATGGCTTGCCATAAAGCGAAAAGAAGTGGATAGCTGACAGTCGCGTACATGCTCCAGCCGTTCCAGACATGGCTTAATCGTCTCACGCAAATAGCGGGAATAAGCCTTTGGCCTGCCCAGGCTGCTGAAGTATTCAATACGTTGCATCAGCGGCTTGCTGATATGGGAAGGCTGGGCATTGACGTCCGCCAGAATGACCATATCTGGATTAAAACGCTGCTGCTCATGCGCCAGCTTTGCCCGACTAATGAGCTTATCCTGCTCCATTTCGCGCTGGACAGGATCACGGGATTCATTAAAGAAATAACGCTCCCAGACCTGATCACTCAGTGCCTCGCGGCGCAGCTGTTCCTGCTCGTTATCGGCAGCGTACAGAGCGATCAGGTTTGAAAGCGCAGAAACTGAAGATTGCTCTTCTGTCTCTACGTAAGGATTGATTGCTTTTTTCTCAGCATTCCAGGAATAGCTGTAGTTCATTACGCAATCTCCAGTTCGAGCTGTGAAGGCTGCAAACCATTCGACAGCCAATCAGAAACTGAAGGTGGGCGAACAGCTTCAATTGCACCTTTTAAAATTGCGCAACGGTTTTTCAGAATGACAGCTTTCAGCTCCTTTTCCGTCAGATTGCGCGAATACTCAGCCTCCTGAATAGCCCGCGTCAGCTCAGGATATTTGCTATTAAATTTGGGGACATTGCAGGCAAGATTTGTACTGTCGGCAGTCGCCAGTGGGTAATTTCCCAACACACGACCGTCAAGCATGCGCAAACCATGAACAGCTGTTTTGAAATTGTGTCGGCAATAAATTGCTTCAAAAGCGTCCTGCATACGACGATGCCAGTGCGCAGTTCTGATAGCCGCATATTCACCAGACGATCCAAAGCAGACACGAGGCCATTCACGACATAGCTCGATAAGCCGATCGATTGACTCGTGCAGATGCCAGACGGGAGTTGCCTTCCCGTAGAACATTTTCGGAACTTCGTTTATCAGGGCATCATTGTCACGTTCACCTCCGTCCACAACATCAGGAATGACAAAAAAAGCGACCTTAGGATGGTGGTAATAGTTCAGGAGCCATTTATAAAAATCACTCCAGTTAATTTTTAGCCCACGCACCCATGCAGAAAATGCGCCGTTATCAATGCCGACGACCTGAGCGTGCTGAATGGACGCCGCAATCTGATCTGGTCGTACATAGGAGACGAAAGCGCCAGCTCCGCTCACCGCAATACGATGAACGTCGCCAGCACTTCCCCAGACAGGCGTCCCATGGAAATGATGAATTCCGTGGTGCATTTCTTTCACACTTGCACCCCGAAAATAACAGTAGAGTCACGTCCCCTACTAAAATCGGCACTAAACCAATTAGCAGATTTAGTGGCAATCATCTCTGTTGCAAATTTTCCCTCCCCCGCTGCAACGCCGATGCTGCGTTTCGCCCTGATGTAGTGGTGAGTGAAATTACGATAAAGGGACCGGGTCAAAGACGTGTTACTGTTAGAAACAATGACCGGATGTCCTTCTGATGACCGATGTTCAAGAATGGATGCCAGGTGATACTGATCATCTTCAGTGAAACCATCAGTGTGATAGCCGGAAAACGTACCGTCATAAGGCGGATCGCAATACACCACATCCCCCACCTTCAACATCGCCAGCGTTTCATCAAAGCTGGCGCAGATAAACGTTGCCCGCTGGGCTTTCTCTGCAAATGCGCGAATTTCTTTTTCAGGGAAATACGGATTTTTATAATTACCGTAGGGAATGTTGAAATGCCCGCTCTTGTTATAGCGACATAAACCACGGTAACCGTGACGATTGAGATACAGGAAATATACCGCTTTCATGAAATCAGTAATTTCAGTGGAGTAATTAAACTCCTGCCTTATGTTGTAATAAGCCACCTCCCTGTTTGCTTCCTCAAATAAAGCTCTGGCACGAGATATAAACGCCTCACAATCAGCAGCAACCTTTTTATAGAGGTTGATTAAATCAGGATTAATATCCGCAACAAGATAGCTGGGATAATCCGTCTCCATCATCACTGCACAGGAACCCGCGAAAGGTTCAACCAGTCGCGGGCCAGCAGGAAGATACTTTTTCAGTTCGGACATTATGGCGGTTTTATTTCCTGCCCATTTCAGGATGGTGCTCATACAGCACCTCCGTTGTAATGTTTGCCTTTCAGCTCTGCGATTTCCTGACAGGTAATGCAAAGCTGCACACCCGGAATGGCACGGCGGCGTGCTGGCGGAATTGGCGCTTCACACTCAACGCAAAGCACGCGGGACACGCCCGGCGTTTTGGCACGGGCAGCACGGATATGGCGTTGGCGTTCTTCTTCAACGCGCTGCTGTACGAGATCCATTGCATCAGCCATCAGTGGATCTCCTGCGCTTCGTTCTGGATTGCTTCAGCAGTCACACGCAGCAGTTCTGCCGCTTCGACGTGGTTTAGCTGGCGGGAGGTGATATGACACGCCAGGCTATCGAGGCGAGCAGCCATTGCTTCAGCCCTTGCCCGGCGTTCTTCCAGACGAGCCTCTGTCAGTAAAAGATTAAGACCTGCATCATCCGGTCCGGTTTTGGTCGTGAGGGTTTCAATATTACGCATAAGCAATTCTCCTGAATTTAGATAAAGGGATGCCCGGCGGGTTTACGCCATTAATTTCATTAGTTGGTTAATTCGGCATGGTTAGCCGTCTGGGAAATAAGCTCACCACTGCACGAAAATGATTCATTGCTTTAATCAACTCCCGCTTTTCGTCAGTGGTCAGCTCATTAATGCTGATGCTATGACGTTCAGCTGGAATTTTTGCCATAAAGAATATGGCAGCCAGTGCCCGTTTATTTTGTTCATTATTGATATCCCGAGGATCACGCATATCTTTAATAAACCGCTCAAGCTCTGACTCAATATTCAAACCAAAAACTTTCGCCCTTAACTCCGCAATATGATTAAGTCCATTCAGGCGTTCACCGGGTCTTAATGGAACAGTCGCCGCAGCGCCTTCAATAGCCATTTGTTCCCCCGTTTTTTCGTAGATAGTTCTGCCAGCAATTCATCTTGTGAACGGCACGGATGCCAGCGTTTACCATCCTCACCCATGATCCAGCCGTGACCGTAGTGCATTGCCGGACTTTGTTTTACCAGCAGCGATGCAAATGATGGTTCTTTCGTCAGCATAAGCACCTCACAGCAAACCGAATGAAGCACCGAGGCCAGTCACGGTATCAACTGCACTCGCCATCGCAGGATTAGCCTGTAAACGGGCCTGCAATGAAACAGCAGCCAGCGCCATCAGTCGTGTAACAGAGTTAATGCTGCTGATCGCATCACGACGGCCTGCACTGGTTTTTACATCGCCAGAAACCGCACCTGCCGCGACACGCCCTATCTCTGCAGTTGCACTCATGACGTAATGCGGCAGTTTCTCTTTTGCCACCTCATTAATCGGTACGCATGGCAGGCAGTGAATCTGAGCCAGAAAACCATCTACTAGCGTTGAATCTTCAGTCAGATCGGTAAGCAACCAGATTTCTGGTGCGGTTAATAAATGAGGTTGAGCTGGGTTCAGCTTGTTCCGCAGAATCTGCACATTCATGCCTGCACGTTCTGCCAGTTGCACCAGGTTGTGGCGCAATGCAAATGCACGACAGGCTTCATCAAAATGTGGATGTTTGGAAACTTGGTAATCAAACATAGTCGACACTCCTGATGCATCCCAAAATGGAACTAGATGAATACAACATTGCAATCAGTAAGTGCATCAACGGTAAGAGCAGCAAGGTTGATCATTACCTTTTCTTTTTTCTTGTCTTTCCGAAGGCGATGGCGAGGGATACGACCATCAGCCAGCATATCGTTGATGGTGTCGATAGAAAGACCAGTAAGTTCGCTATAACGCTCAATTGTGACGTGTGGCGTATTCAGAGTTATTGAAATGTTAGGGGTCATGATGCAACATCTCCTATTGGCTTGTGGTGAGCCGGTATTAATCGTGACAAAACATCACAAAACGGAGAATAGGTTCACATAAAGAATATGTCAACTCAAAAAATCACATTTCGCCATATTGAAGATAGTCTGAAAGCTATGGTCATGCAGAATCGTGGAGGGCAAAAAGTCATTGAGAGGATACTCAAGGCCTATGGTTTCAAATCACGCCAAGCCTTCTGTAAGCATCTTGGTATTTCACAAAGCACAATGGCTAATAGATATGCACGCGATACCTTCCCTGCTGATTGGGTTGTTATATGTTCAATGGAAACTGGCGCATCCCTAGAATGGCTGGCCTTTGGTTCTAACAATGCAGAAGAAAGTTTCCCCCCTTATGTGGAACAACATGATGAAACAGTCCCACATGAGGGGTTTAACAGCAACGCTCATCAATCATCCTTTAAGCGCCGCATTGAGAATCATATTGAGCTTACTAACGGAGGAAAAGCCGCGATAGAGAGGATTGTTAATGCTTACGGGTTTAAAACCCGCCAAGCCTTAGCCGACCACCTTGGTATTTCAAAAAGCACATTAGCCACACGATACATGCGAGATTCTTTCCCTGCGGATTGGGTGATTAAATGCGCATTAGAAACCAAAGCGGATCTCGCCTGGCTAGTTACAGGAATCGAAACACCAAATAGTTCACAAGAAGAAAACACTGTAATTTTAAATAAGTTCAATTTGGTCAATGGCGTGCTTGTCGAGTCAGGTTTTTTATCCATGGATCGGTGTCTACTTCCGAAGCAAGAAACTAGCAGCTTGATGTTTGTAAGCAATGGAGAAAAACATGTCATATGTGATAAAGAATTTCACCTAATTAGAGATGGAAAATGGTTAGTAGGAATTGACAATGAGTTATCTTTAAAAGAGTTAACTCGTTTACCTAAGAACAAAATTCTTGTTTCTGGTGGGAGTAAGGATTTTGAGTGTTCCATTGAAGATATTCAAATTATAGCCAGCATTATCTTAACAATACAATAACATTGCAGACATTACTTTTAAATACTTACTGGAGGAGTCTAAAATGAATCATCATCTTTCAAAGATTTCTATAAAAAACTTTAGATCTTGCAAAGATATTGATATCAATTTTTCTTCATTCACGCCTTTAATCGGTTACAACAATGCTGGTAAGTCAACGATTTTAAATGCTATTGAATGGCTTTTTAAGAAAAAACTTTTGTCCTCTGATGATTATACTAATCCAGATAACCCTATAGAAGTTATAGGCACAGTTAAGGGTATTACTGAAGATATTTTGTCAGCTTTAACAGAAGAAAACAGAACTAGAATTTCACCCTACATTATTGATGAGGCATTGATATTTAAGCGTCAACAGCCTGTTGGTGCTCAAAGTGCAAAAGACGTCAGATTATTAATTAAAAACCCAGAAAATAACGAATTCAGAACATCACCAACGGGTATTGAGAATGCGATAAAAGCTTTATTTCCAGACCCAATACGTATAGGTGCAATGGAAAATGCAGCGGATGATTCTTCAAAATCAAAAACAGGAACTACAATAGGTAAGTTGCTGGCAGAATTGAGTTGCAAAATAGAAGAGAAGCACACTCAAATGATACTAAGCCATTTAAATGCCGTTAATAGAAGAATGACTGCAACCGGTAATAAACGAATATCGGACCTCAATGATATTGATGATTCAATAAGTAGTAAAGTTGCTGATTTCTTCCCTGGGATAAGTTTAAAACTACACTTCGAACTCCCTGACTTCAAGGATATATTTAAATCAGGGACTGTAAAAGTATATGAAGATTCATTTCCCGGCATTGCTCGTGACTGTTCTTCTTATGGTCATGGCACACAGCGTTCGATTCAGATGGCTCTAATAAGACATTTAGCTGATATAACCAACGGTGATGATATTAAAACAACTACTCTACTGTTAATAGATGAACCTGAGTTATATCTTCACCCATTTGCTATCGAACAAATTAGAGAATCTCTAAAAACACTATCTCATCATGGATATCAAATAATTTTCTCTACCCATTCATCTCAAATGATTACCTCTGACTTAGCAAAAGACACTGTGTTAATCAGAAAAAACAGTCAGCGTGGCACTCATTGCAGATTAACATTAAAAGAAGCAGTCAATAAAGTAATCGAACAACGACCAGCACAAGCAACCCATTTATTTTCATTAACACAGTCTTCAAAAGTTTTGTTTGCTAACAATGTAATACTAACAGAAGGTAAAACAGAGACTACTCTGCTCCCATTTATTTTTAACAAAGTTAAAAATAAAACATTAGGTCAGATGCAAATAGCACTAATTGAAACAGGGTCCGTTGAAAGTATATCTAAAACGATGCAAATTCTAAATTCAATGGATATACCTACAAAAGCAATTGTTGATTTAGATTTTGCGTTCCGCGGTGCAATAAGGAACAACTTCTTAGAACATAATGACGAGGATATTTTACGACTAAAAGAAATCTTGAGAAGTATGCATGCTAATGGAGAATGCACTCTCGATGGATCCGGTTTGCCTACAAGGGGTAGTAACACTACCGCAGCTGAAGCATTTGCTATTATGTCTCAAAAGCCCGGCGCCAGAGAATTTTTGTCATCATTAGCCGCAAAACTGAGAAATGCAAATATTTGGATTTGGCTAAATGGTTCGATAGAAAACCATTTGGGTCTTACAGAAAAAAATGAATCAGTATGGGCTGATTTCAAAACAAAAGCAGATACACAACCTCTTTCAGATATCTGTGCAGATTTCGAAAGTATTGAGGCTTTAGTCGACTGGATTACCCCTGACGTATGATTTAATATTTACATACATTGACCACTGGTCAAACATACAGTTAAATTTAGCCCTCTGACATGAGGGCTTTTTATGGCAGTACGAAAACTCACCACAGGAAAATGGCTTTGCGAATGTTACCCCGCCGGACGTAGCGGACGTCGTGTGCGTAAACAATTCGCCACCAAAGGCGAAGCTCTGGCTTTTGAGCGTCACACGATGGAAGAAACCGAAGCAAAGCCCTGGCTGGGCGAATCAGTGGATCGTCGAACACTGAAAGACGTGGTTGAACTATGGTTCAAACTACATGGTAAATCTCTGACAGCTGGCCAGCATGTCTATGACAAACTGCTGTTGATGGTTGACGCTCTGGGCAATCCCCTTGCAACTGATCTCACATCTAAAATGTTTGCCCACTATCGAGATAAACGCCTGACAGGTGAGATCTACTTCAGCGAGAAATGGAAGAAAGGAGCAAGCCCGGTCACCATTAACCTGGAGCAAAGCTATCTAAGTAGTGTTTTTAGCGAACTATCCCGCCTGGGCGAATGGTCGTATCCGAACCCACTGGAGAACATGCGAAAATTCACCATCGCAGAAAAAGAGATGGCATGGCTTACCCATGAGCAGATTGTTGAATTGCTGGCTGATTGCAAACGTCAGGACCCAATTCTGGCACTGGTAGTTAAGATATGCTTAAGCACAGGCGCACGTTGGCGTGAAGCCGTAAATCTTACCCGCTCACAGGTGACCAAATACCGAATTACCTTTGTAAGAACGAAGGGGAAGAAAAACAGAAGCATCCCTATCAGTAAAGACCTTTACGAAGAGATCATGGCGCTTGATGGGTTCAATTTCTTCACAGACTGCTATTTTCAATTTTTATCCGTGATGGAAAAAACGTCCATCGTACTCCCTCGCGGTCAACTGACACACGTTCTGCGCCATACGTTTGCGGCGCATTTCATGATGTCGGGTGGAAATATCCTTGCTTTGCAAAAAATCCTCGGACATCACGACATAAAAATGACCATGCGTTACGCACATCTGGCACCGGATCACCTGGAAACTGCATTACGGTTTAATCCGCTGGCTACACTACCAACATCAACAGCAACTGTTTGA